TTTCTGATGGAAATTACAGGAATTTTTGTGAGTTCGTATGAATCATGGGTGCAGTGGCGGCAGTTTCGTAGTGAATGAAATTATTTTCAAGGTGCAGTGTGTTTCAGTTGAAATTCAAGCCAGTCGCGAAAAAGAACCGCGACTAGGTGCTTATATGCATCCCTAAAACACAAAAAGTCCCCAAAAATGGGGACTCCTCGCCGTTTGACTTTATATCAAACCTGTTGTGCTAATATGTCTAATGACGTTGGTATCGCTACAATTTAGCATAAGTAGTGTTTTGCTAAAAAGTGTACTTTTGCTTGATTGTTTTGCGATGCATCTTATTAACTTCTTATAGTTGCGGTTTGTCGAACGAACTCACTTTCTTGATTTAAACATAGCCTGTACACTGTTTAAAATGCCTTGCCGTGTTAGTTCATGAGCGATAAACGGGCGTATTTTCCATAAATAATTCAACGAAATATCACCATTTATGTAGTCGAGGATAACGTCGCAGCGACTTTGAACATATTCGTCGTCCATATTTAGTTTTAGTACCCTAATTGTGCTTTCAACACGCGACTTGTCACTGGGAGAAAGGCCCTCTCCTACCTTTACCAAGCAACTAGGAAACTCTAACACAAACCATCCCACACAAGCTTCAAATGGGTCAACTAATCCGATAGTATCTCCTTTATTGTTGTTGGCCTTTTGTGATGATAGTCTATAATTGCCCCACTCATAAGCAAGATACGGATGTGTGCTCTTTGGCCAAAAATGATCCACAGAAGAATTTGTTACTGTTTTAGGAATGTACTCACAAGTATATGCACAAATACCACTATATGCGGCATATAACTCATCTTCTATTCTTTGCCAGTAAGAATGCTTTCTCATTTGTTTTCCGGTTGGAGAAGGGCAAGACGATAAAAAACTATTTCCAGGTACTCGCACACGAGTATCGAAACTTACAGGTTCTGCTTGCGAAGAAACATGCATCATAATGTCACCCCGTTTTGCTCCGCAAAAAACAACCATCTTGGCCAAAATGAATCAGCCTCTGGCAGCTCTTTCAAAAGCATCTCATGTACAAATGCAACTTCAGCGGACTGGGGATTCGGTTTAAGTTGAAGTTTTTTCGCTTCCTCTATGGCCTTTTCTGCTCCCTGAGAGCGCGCCTGCCCAAGATTGAACACCGGAGAGGTTAGCCATGAATTAACTTGACCATATTTTATGAAATCGATTGTATTTAGTTCGGCTTCTCCAGTATTGGGATTGATTACAATATTGAACAAACCATCTGTGTCATCAGAAAAAGACGATTCTGCCGAAGTGAGAACCAACGGAGAATGCGTCGATATTATGAACTGGATTTCCAGTTTACTCGACAATAAAGATTTTATGTTTAACAGTGCAGGAAGGATAACTCTTTGCCATTTTGGATGTAAGTGCGCTTCGATTTCATCAATTAAAATAACCATTCTACTTTCCGTGTTAGAATGTGTCAACTCTGCTCCGATTTTATGCTCATACCATGCCCATACTATCAAGTATGCAAGTGTAACAATTCTGCGAACACCTGCGGAAGCATTATTTATCGGAACCTCTCCATATGGGTGAATGATGGTTGGCATTTCGCGCCTGTCACTTAATACTCTTATCGGTTGACCGGGTTGAAGTGTTCCCATATCTGGAGGAGACATTTCTTTTAAGACACTCGATAAAATATCGAATGGATATTTTTCAGGAGAGTTTTGCCATTTTACCCAATCCCTTATCAACCCTTCGATATCGTCTGCCCCGTCCCATACCTCGTTTCTTGAAAACACAAATTTGCGATTTTTAACTACGTTACTGTCATGTTGTTGTATTGGGTCCCAAACAGCATATGAGCCGTCAACACGCGCATAAATAATCAACCCCGGTACAGACGAGGCTTTTGACTTTTGCGGTCTTGGCCAAACTCCCTGTTTGGAGTCAAATTTTACCACCTCCCGAGAAGAACGAGTTGTTTCGCTCACAAGATCGTATGTTATGCGAGCCTTGTTACGCTCATTTAAACCCAACGGATATGCAGGGTTATCTGCCCACGTTCCCGTCAGTGCCCACCAGGAACAATCCATAATAAATGATTTGCCTAAAGCATTATCACCGGTAATGATATTCAACCTATTCTGTGGAGCGATTATCATCTTTTTTGCAGGCCCCACATTTTCCAGTTCAAGATATGACAGTGTTGCGCCCCGACTCGGTGAGGCATCAGGAGGAGGAACCAAATCATTACGCAAATCATCCCAAGTTACAGGTAACTCCTGAAACGGATTTGATATAGGATACCCGTCTATTTGATTTGTAAATATCCGTTCCTGCTCATCTTTGGTAATTTCGAATAATTCAACGAATGTCTGTATTATCGATTGCGGAGTTGAATCGACAGACCATTTTCGATCCTTTAACACCCAAACAGATAGATCGAATAGCGAAATTAACTCGTTATTCCTTAATTGTGATGTTAGTACATCAATATAATTAGTTGACCAACCCCATGTCTTCTCTTTCTTAGTATGTAAAAAAGCATCAGAAAAAGTTTGAGTATTTATCGCTTGCAATCCGGAAGATGGGTATTTTATACTAACCCAACACTTATCACGCGCATTCGATGTAAATGGCTGGAAATAGAATTCCGATACAGGATCGAGTTTGTGAACTTCATCCATAAAGGTTTTGGTATTTCCATCCATTTGATATGGACTCTTTTCACCAATAGGCAATCTGTTTTTTTTACATGAGAGAAAAGTAATCCCGTAAAACGGATGGATTTTACTCATCTTGGATATCGCTGTTAGAATATATGATTTAGACAAATACATCTATAACACCTTCAATTCATTCAAAATGTACTCGCAAAAGTCAGGATTCAGGTCAACTCCCATAGCATTTCTGCCAGAAGACAATGCTACTCGTAATGTGGTGCCGCTTCCAGCAAATGGATCGAATGCAGTGCCTCCTTCTGGACAACCAATCTCTAGGCATCTTTCAACCAGCTCATCTGGGTAAGGTGCTGTTTCTATCCCGTTATTACTCTTTGGCCTTGCAAGAATTGTCCAAACATCTTCATCGAATTTTTTGTCAACTAGCGGTTGTCTATTGAAAAAGTAGAAACGATCTTTTGCAAACATAAAAATGTACTCATAGCTCCGCCTAGGTCTGTCTTTTACAGACTCAGGTAGTGCTTTTTCACGATGCCAAATTATAGGCGTCCGTAAAACCCATTTCCGCGCCATCATTTCAATAGCAACTCTCCAAGGAACGCCAATAATTGATTTTCGCTGTATGTCTATTCCGAGTCCACCGCTTTTATCTACTGGTCGCAATCCGAAACGTCTTTTATTACTTTTGGGATCTGTACCGTGAGACTTACCCTTACCTGAATAATAAGTATCCCCAAGATTCAAGAATAACAAACCATCCTTGCGTAAAATACGAAATGCCTCATCCATTACCGAACACAACGAGTCAACATATTCATCAACAGTTTCTTCGAGCCCAATTTGCCCATCTATTTTGTAATCACGTAAGCAATAGTATGGCGGCGAAGTAATAATGCAATTAACACTTTCGTCGGGGATGTCAGACATCGCCGCTCTCGAATCACCACAATATATAGTCCAAGTGGCATCATTATCAGATGTCCCTGACCATTTATTAACACCATTGCTTAAAGTTGATTCTTGTATAATCAATATTCACACGTCCTTCTCTTTTTCTGTGATATTTTTGGCTTCGAGAAAGAGTAAATAAGTCTCAACTCCAAGCGCATCTGCGATTTTTTGTACATTATCTAGTGCGATGCTACGTTTACCGCACTCAATAGCACTAATGTATGTTCGATGAAGTCCCGCCTTTTCTGCAAAGGATTCTTGCGAGAGGCCAAGTTGGTTTCTATATTTTCGTAGATTGGTTGCAAAAACCTTAAGAACATCCATACATAACACCTCACCATATATTATACACAATTCAGACAATATGTCAACATACAATAAGTAACATCCGTTTTGCTCATTCCAGAAAAAGCACCTGCAAAGATAGTGGCAAAGCCATCTCTGCAGGTGCAAATCATATATTGCTTTTATATATCAGGTCAAGCTATCTGTAAATCCATTTCCGAGCCGTCCTGGAACTTGAAGCGGCAGTTCTTCTCCGAACCCACGGTTATGGATTCAACCATCCTAATCCATAGTTCTTCGTCGAAGTCGGTCAGTAGCGTGTCTCGATTTTCGAGGTCTTCCATAAACCGGCGTATGTTTTTACCCCGAGCGATGCGATCCTGCTTCTGCGCTGAGAGCGTCACAAGCTGCTGATGCGTGTTTTCATACCGTGTAGCCAGCATATCATACCGTTGCTGGTATTCATCCTGATTCTGAAGCTGGCGGGCATTTTCCTCAATGTGTTTACGCATCAATTCCATGACGATTTCACTCTCTTCCTGCAGCTTGGCGATTTCTCTGTCAAGCTGGGAGTGGTCGGTAAGCTCGCCAATTATTATGGTGTAATCCTCCATGAGTCGGTCTTTCTCACCGAAGATTTGATTGAACGCGCTGACAAAAGCCCGCTTTATCTCTTCCTCCGTAAAGTGCGAAGTTGAGCAATAAGTGTGGTGACCATATTTGCCGTTGCACTGCCAAACCGTGCGCTTGTATTTGCTTGTAGATTGCCAAACTTTCGAGCCATAAAAGTGACCGCACTCTCCGCAGATGATTTTGCTGGAGAATATGTTTGCACTGCTCTGGCGTATTCCAGCCGTTTTTCGTATTTTTATCTCGGCTTGAACAAGATCGAACAATTCCGGTTCAATGATTGCCGGATGGCTGTTTTCCACATAATATTGCGGGATTTCGCCCTCGTTGACTTTCATCTTTTTCGTGAGGAAGTCCACGCAGTAGGTCTTCTGCAATATCGCATCACCTTTGTACTTTTCATTTTTCAGGATGCTTAAAACAGTGGATACACACCACTTCGCTTTTCCCGCAGGCGTGGGAATACCCTGTTCGGTCAGGTGCTTGGCGATGGCATTCTGCGTCATACCCTGCAAATACAGCGTGTAAATTTTGCGGACAATTTTTGCTTCTTTCGGCACAATTTTTGGCAGGCCATTTGCGCCTTTCTCATAACCGAGGAATTGTTTGTACGGCATCGTGACCTTGCCGTCCTGCATACGCTTGCGCTGTCCCCATGTCACGTTTTCGCTGATGGAGCGGCTTTCCTCCTGTGCCAACGAACTCATAATTGTAATCAGCAGTTCGCCTTTGCTGTCCAGCGTGTAAATGTTCTCTTTTTCAAAGTATATCTCCACGCCTTTTTTCTTTAGCTGCCGAACAGTGGTCAAAGTATCCACGGTGTTTCGAGCGAAACGGCTAATCGACTTCGTTACAATGAGATCGATTTTGCCACTTAAGGCATCCTGTACCATCCGCTTGAAGCCTTCACGCTTCTTTGTGTTGGTAGCCGAAATGCCCTCATCCGTGTATACCTCAATAAACTCCCAGTCGGCATTTGCCTGAATATATCGTGTGTAGTGGTCGACCTGTGCCTCATAGCTGGAAAGCTGTTCTTCGGTATCGGTTGAAACGCGGGCATAAGCAGCCACACGCTTTTTCACATATTCTGTACTTAATGGCGACAAGTTCAAATTCAACTTTGGCGGGATCACTGTAACCCGTGTTGCTATGCTCATGTGCGCTTCCTCCTTTTTGCTACAATAATATTGGTTGAGAGCGCGGCATCCAGCCGCGCTTTTCTCCGTCTCATGCCTAAGCTACAATAAGAGGGCTNNC